GGACCGCGCTCGGTCAAGCAAGCCATCGACGGCGACCCCGAGCTGAACGCGCGAGCGACGGGCGGCGGCGTCTACGGCCGGGTCGACATTGGTGGGGTCGCGGCGCTCGGCGCTTCCATTCGCATCGAGGTCCTGACGTGAAACCGTGGCTGTCGGTGGTGATCCCCACGGTGGGCCGCGACACGCTCCAGATGACCCTCGATGCCCTCGCCGCCCAGCCGGAAAGCGAGGGTGTCGAGGTCCTCGTCGTCGCCGATACCTTCGGCGGGCGAACACCGGCCCTCGAGCAGTCATGCATTCGCGTTGAGCTCGCCGGCTATACCTGGCTCGAGCATGACGCCGGCGTGCATTGCGTCGGCCAGCCGCAACGAACGTTCGGTGCTCGGCAAGCGCACGCGCCCTGGGTCTGGTTTGGCCAGGATGACAACGTCGCCGCTCAGGACGCGCTCGCGGCGATCGAGGCGGCCATCGACCAGCAGGCGCATGCGCGACCACTGTTCTTCCGCATGCACACGTACTGGGGTTTCCAGGTGTGGAGGCAACCGCAGCTCGCGCTCGGCAACATCGACGCCGACTGTCTGGTCTTTCCGCGGCACATCGCCAGGGAGGTTGAGTGGGGATTGCGCTACGAGGGCGACTACGACGCCGCGTGGCGCGCCTCGGCACTCAGCGATGGTGACGTGGGGTGGATCGACGAGATCGTGAGCGTCGCACGCCCGCAGCCGGGCCAGTTCTGGTGGCGCAAGTGACGGTCGAGCTGCTGAGCGAGCAAGCGCTCAACGAATGGAAACGGACGACCACGCTGCATCCGTTCGTCCCTGAGTATCACCGCCTGCAGCTCGAGCATTGGATCTGGCGCAACCGCGAGCGTCTCACTGGACGGGTCATGGATGTTGGCGTGCAGAACCCGCGGCGCTGGATTGGGCCGGAGTACTTCACGTTTGGCCACACGGGCGACACGCAGAGCGACCGGATCGGTGACCTGACCGACCTGCCCTTCGAGAACGAGGAGCTCGACGCCATCGTGTGTACCGAGGTCCTCGAGCATTGCGCGGATCCGTTCTACGCCGTCATCGAGATGCACCGCGTGCTCAAGGAGGGCGGGCTATTGCTGGTCACCAGCCCGTTCCTCTGGCCCTGGCACGGCAATGCCGACTATCCCGACTACTGGCGATTCACCGATCAGGGCTGGCGCTATCTGCTGCGGGACTTCAGCACGCTGACCGTGCAAGCCTGCGCGTGGACGGACGAGGGCGCGCAGCTCGTCGATCGCGTACGCCAGGTCGAAGGCTGGGGCTCGCCCCACGACGTGTACGGCCATACCGCCTATTTGTGCGAGGCCATCAAGTGACCCAGCTCGGGCTCAAGTGCAAGAAACCGGACTCGTCCTAATGTCCGCAGTGTGGAACATGACGATCGTCCAGGGCGATAACTATGAATTGCGGATTCGTTTGCGTTCGAGTGATGGCACATATGTCGATTTGAGCGGGGCAACGGTCCATAGCCAGATTCGGCATCGACCCAATGGCGTGCTGATGGCGGAATTTACGACCGTTCTGATGGATCAAGGGACCACTGATGGGCTCGGGTGTGTGAGTCTGCAGTTGACCGCAGAGCAAACCGCGAGTCTGCGTAGCAACGGTGTCTATGACGTGCAGATCAGTTGGCCGAGTGGAACGATCCAGACCTGTCTCGCGGGGCAGATGTTGACGAAACAGGACGTGACGCGTGTCGGGAGTTGACATCATCGAGGTGCACGTCGACCCGTACTTTGTCATCGAGCTGCAGGACACCACCGTGGGCACGGTTGATCTGGTCGAAATTCTGGCGCCCGGCGGTGGCGGTAGTGGCGAGCAGGGGCCACCGGGGCCTACTGGGCCGCCAGGACCACAGGGCATCCAGGGACCAGAAGGACCACAGGGGCCAGTTGGCCCGCCAGGTGCCACGGGTAATACCGGTCCTGCAGGACCAGAGGGTCCAGAAGGTGATCCGGGTCCACAGGGCATCCAGGGCCCGGTTGGGTCGCAGGGGTCGACAGGTGCGACTGGTCCTGCAGGACCAGGAGTCGCGGCGGGTGGTGCGACCGGGACCATCCTGACCAAAGCGAGCGCGACGGACTATGCCACCCAGTGGAGCACCACGTTGGGCACGACGCAGATCGCGGACAGTGCGATTACGTCGGTCAAAATCGCCGACGGCACGATCGCGACAGGCGACCTGGCGAATAGCGCGGTCACCAACGCCAAGCTCGGCACCGATACGGCCAGGAGTAATTTGCTGACCAACGGTGGCTTCGAGATCTGGCAGCGCGGCAATGGGCCGCTTGCCGGTGACTCGACAGGGGCAAAGCGCACTGCTGATCAATGGATTGGGCAAATCAGTGGTACCTCTGTGCTGAACGTGAGTCGCGATGTCACGAATGGCACTGTTGCGGGGCCGGCGTGCGCGGCATGTGCCGTAACCATTGGTACTGGGGTTGCACGCCTGTTCCAGCTTTTGAACGAAAGCGCATCAAGTCTTCGCGGACGCACGGTCACGTTTTCGATTGCTGTCAAAGGTGCTACGGCAGGGTTGTCGTTTCGGACGATGTATCAGGATGGCGGCCAGTTTGGCACCCCGGTCACGACGACAACCGGCTATACCGTTGTGTCCTCAACGTTCACAGTGCCGACGAATGCAACGACTATCGCCGTCGGACTCGACTTTCAGAGTTCCGGCACGTACTACGTGGACGACGCCATGCTGGTGGTGGGCAGCGTGGCGGCCGACTACGCGCCGCTGCACCCGGCCGACGACCTGGCGCGCTGCCTCCGGTATTACGAGATTGTCGGCCAGGGAGATTGGAGTGCTTTTATTGCTGGTGGTTACCAGGCGGCTGGTGGCACCGTCTTCGTCCAGTTCCCATTCAAGGCGCGTAAGCCAGTCAATCCAACCATGACCAAAGGTGGGACGTGGACGACTTCAAATGCGTCTCAGCCATCAGCGGGTGCAGCCGATGTCAACGGAGGTCGTCTGGATTTTACTGTGACTGCTGCTGGGTATGGTTATGTTCGGCTACGAATGCCGCGTGCTTATTTGTCGCAGAGGCTAATCCCTGATGTCAGTACGACCAATCACCTTCCAAACTAACGGCGACATTGACGTGGTCTTCGATGAACTGGGCCATAGCGGCACCATCCCCGCCGCCCAGGTCCAGTGGGCCACCGACATACAGGGCGGCCACAACCACAACTTTATCGTGCTCGTCTGTCCCGATGGCTGCGGTGCCACCTCGACGCACCCGGTCGGCGGCGGTGCCGCAGCCCCTGACGTGCAGCAGATGTTCGTCAAAAAGACCGAACGCGAGGGCTGCGCGTGTGGCAACGTGGCGGCTGCAACCAACGCCGTACCGGAAGCGCACGTACACCTGAACGTCGCCCGCATGGACGGCGAAGATCGCTGGGCAGGGACGTAACTCATGGCCGAAGGACCGAAGCAACGACCGATCGTCTGCCGCCGCACTGATCGCCTGGTGGTCGGCCTCCACCCCAAGGGGGGTGTGGGCAACCAGCACAGTGTTGAGGTCATCGTGAACGAGGAGTACGAGAAGCTCCTCCGTACTGAGCCGGCCTACGTCACGACGGACGGCCACATTGTGAGCGCACCCCCAATCCCATAAGGAGGAATCGTCGCCATGCCATCCGCTCCCGTCCCGCCCTGGAACATCAAGCCCGGCACCAGCAGCGGCAAGAAGCCGAACCCTGGTAGCGGTCAGGCGCCCACCGATCCATCGGTGCGCGTCTCGGGTCCGCAGCTCACCGACCCGAGCAAGCGAGTGAGCGGCGGCGACTGAGCCTTGCGCATCCTGCTCGTCGGCGCCGGCGCGGCCTTCTCGACCCGAGATGTCGAGGAGGGGTATCTGGCTGCGCTGCGCGCGACGGACGCCGAGGTGTGGCTGTACGACCTGGGCTCGCGACTCAACCTCGCGCGCGACTGGGTCAACAAGATGTGGCGCGCGCGCGGGAAAAAGCCCGAGGAACGGCCGGGCTGGCCCGACGCGATCTACCGCGGCAGTGTCGAAGCCCTTGAGATGGCCCTTCGGTTCCAGGCCGATTGGGTGTTCATTGTCTCGGGCATGTTCTTTCACCCGGACGTGCTCGAGATGATGCGCCGTGCTGGCCTGCGGACCGCGGTGCTGTTCACCGAGTCACCGTACGAAGACGACCAGCAAGAGAAGATGTCCGCTCTGACGGACATGTGCTGGACGACCGAGCGGACATCCACCCATCGGCTGCACGCGCGCTATGTTCGCCACGCCTACGATCCTGCGCGGCACCGGCCCGACATGCCGCTCGACCTGAGCCTGCCGGCCCATGACGTCGTGTTCGTCGGCTCGGGTTTTCCGGAGCGGATCGAGATCCTGAAGAGCGTCGACTGGACGGGCATCGACCTGGGTCTGTACGGCGAGTGGGGATTGCTCGGGCCGACCGCAAAACTGCGGCAGTTTGTGCGCTCGGGCCCCGTCAGTAACGAGACCGCCGTCGCGCTCTACAGACGCGCCAGGATCGGCCTGAACCTGCACCGGTCCAGCAAGACCTACGGACGCCATGCCGCGCGTGTAGCGCACGCGGAAAGCGCCAACCCCCGCACCTACGAGCTCGCGGCCTGCGGCCTGTTCCAGGTGTCCGACTTTCGACTCGAAATAGCCGAGCTGTTCGGCGACGCGGTGCCGATGGTGGACATGAAGAACCTCGAGCAGACGGTGCGCACGTACCTGCAGGACAGTCCCGCCCGACACCACGCCGCGCGGCAGGCGCGTGATCTGATCCGACCTCACACGTTCGCCGCACGCGCGGCCCAGGTCTTGGCCGACCTCGAGCAGTTCGAGCGGCCGCAACTACTCCAGAGAGGAGCATAGAGCGAATGGCGGTCAAGTACTCGGGTGCGAACGGGTTGATTTATCTCTCTTCGACGGGCACGGGTACGCCTGTCCTGGCCGGTGGCTTTCGAGCGTTCACCCTCGACAACTCGCGCAACTTCATCGATACCACCGAGTTCGGTGCCAGCAATGCCACCGCGGTGCAGGGCTTCCCGGCCTCGACTGGCACTTTC